TTGACAAAACTATTTAGTTTGTGAGTCTGTAAATTATCTGGTAATATTATTCTACAGTACTTTATTTGCTGATTTTTTCTAAAAACATCTTCAGTTTGTCGCAACCAGTTATGATAATAAGTTGCTCTATCTGTTTTATTCATATAGTTTTTAGTGTTAGCATATATGTTATTATAAAGTTTCCCACTGTCTACACCCATATAATCAAATCCTAGCATGTATATAATATTGTTTTTGTGTTCACTTGCTAGGCTTAATGCTGTTGGGCCACTACTCCAACCAAGTGATTTTTCAAAATAATTAAATCCATTAAGATTTTCAAATCGTTTATGCTTGTTTGTCCATACATTATTATACTTGTGTTGGTATTGCGATTCATTTATTTCAAATACCATCTTAGGATCAACAGCAACTAAGTAATCAGGATCATAATCTCGGTATACAGCATTACATGCATACACTGTTCCGTGTTTTTTAAGTAAGTTAAGATCAATTGCTGATCTACTTACACCATTACCTATAACAAATGCTGTATTTGCTTTCATATTACAAACTAAATTGTTCTTTAAACTTATCTATATGTAAATTACTAAGGTTAGTATTTTCTTTAAGGTCTTTTGGAATATAACTTTTGTCAGTTACTATTCTGTGGTAATTGATATCAGTATGGTCCTTAAACACCGATCTAGTTTGACGCATCCAGTTACCGTAAAACGTAGGTCCTTCTGTAGATTTCTTATAATTCATGGTATCAGCATACAAATTGTTAAATTTTTCGTTATCTATGCCCTGAAAATCGAATCCTAAGATATATATGTTCTTAAATCCATGCTGGCTTGCTAACCATAGTGCTGTTGGTCCACTACTCCAGCCTTTGCTAGGCGAAAAATAATTTAATCCACTTATGTTTTGAAAACTTTTGTTAGGGTTTGTCCAAACAGGAACTTTGTGTTGATATCTTGACTTATTAATTTCTAGAATCATTTTAACATCAACTGCAACTAGGCAATCTGCTTCGAATGATCTATATAATGCATTACACCCGTAAACTTTACCTAACTTTTTTAAATCTTCTGGATCAATTGAAGCTCTGCTTACACCGTTGCCTAGTACAAATGCTGTGTTAGGCTGAAACGATTCGTGTATTTCTTTAACAGACGGAGTAACAGTTTGTTGTTGCTGAAGTTTAGCCGCGGCTTTTTCTTGGCGACGAGCTTCTTTTATTCTGCGCCATTGTTCTTTTGTATATTGTGACTTATCTAACTTCGCCATTACACCCCGCCGGCTTCAACAGCTGGAATTCCATACATTTGCTTTATAAAGTCAAGTTCTTTACTAGACTCTTTAGTATGTATGTCGGCTGCTTTGCGGACGCGGTTAATTTGGGATAATGTTAGTCTTGTTTTGCGAGTATCGCTTTTCTTAACTACTGAATCGTCAAGGTCTGGGTCGTAAGATGAATCTTCGACTGGTTCTAATGTTTCTTTATCAAAATAAAATAATTCACGTAGTATCATAATAGTATTTATACCGTTTGGTCAGTTGTTGGGGCGTCAGTGCCTGGTGCACCTGTTGCTGTTTCGGGTGCTTCTGCATCAGCACCTACATCAGGGTCTGCTGTATCATCTGCTACATCTTCTATGCCACCTAAATCTGCATCGATCCCTGCTGAACTTATTCCGGCTCCTCTCAATTCTCCACTTGCATCACCTGGTCCAGGTGATAGTGTTTCGTCATTTTCTTCTCTCCACAGACGCTCGTTTTCAGCAAGCTCTTCGTCTGTCATGCCTAAGAATCGTTTCATTGCAAAACGATTTGAAATATAAGGTATTTGACTCATTTGTGAGTATGTTGGTACTCTAGCATTGTCAATTTCACTTTGTCTATAACTTGCAAAGTTCTGTGGTGGTTGAAATCTAAGATCAAACATTGCTGTATCAATGTTTACACCTTTTTCTAAAAGATATCTTTTAAATTCTTGATTAAAATCTTCGATTAATAAATTTTGTAGTCTTTCACAATATGTATTAAAACGTAATTCTTGAATATATGCTGTTCCTACTCTACCGTCATTGTACTGACTACTTGCATCGTCAGCGCCGGTAGGTAAGTAACTGCTAGGAATTCGTAAACCGCGTACGAGCTTATTAGTAAAATATCTAAGGTCATCAATTTCTCCAAGATTAGTTCCGCCTGGTAGTGTTTCAACTTTTGATCCTCTACCTTCAGCTGTTTGTGGGAAGAAGTAGTCTTCATTTATACTTAAAGGATTATAACTACTGTCAATTACATTAGTTCCTCCACCTGTTTGCGACGGAATACGTCTTTGATGTATTTCAGTTTTTACTCTTTCAACAAATTGCATAGCTAAATGGCTAGGCATGTTACCTACGTCAACATAAAATACACGTCTTTCAGGCGCTCTTTGTACTCGATATATAATAATTGCATCTTCGAGTAATTCTTTTTGTTTATATACTTTGAATACTGTTTCTAATAATGAATTACCAAAAGGATAATTCATATCTAAACCTTCTGACAGACTTAAATGTACCATATGCTCTGCATCAACAGCTATTTCGTTATCTGCATTTTGGAATCTACCACCTGCAGCATTTTGTGTATTAACATTACCAACCATGCCTCTTGCACCGCCAGTTAAATAACCTTCGCCGCCGCCAGTAACGTTTCCGTTAGTTTGGAAAGGTGTAGTTGCTACCATTTCTCCAAAATTTAAATTAAAATCTTTAATTACATACTGTTCGGGCTTCTTGCCTTCACTTTCGTTGACAATAATTTTTGTTAACTTAGCAGGATCAACATGAAACAATTTTTTAGTTTCAGGATCTCTAATAAAAAATGCATCGCCCATTTTAAACGTGTTACGTAAAATGCGAAACATTCTAGTTTCGAAGTTTTGTAACTTACACCACTGTTGTAAGTATTGCTGAATAATTGTAATTTCGCTATTTGTTGCTTTTGCTTTAAAGTCAGTTATAAACGGAGTTCTATTTTGAGTATTTTGTTGTGTGCAGAATTCAGCGAGGATGTCAAGAGCAGCATTAACTTCACTGTCCATGTCCATTGTATGATATTGTCCGTAGCGTTCAACACGATTTGGACTTCCAACATATACGTCTGGTAAGTAGGAACTATAGTTAGATTTTGCAGGCCCAGCATTCATACTGCCACCACGACCGCTAAAGGGACTATAACTGCCTTCTGTGTTATTACCAGTTGGTACTGGTGTAAAATATTTTTTCCAACTCATATATTATCCTAACTGTGCGCGGTTCCGGTCTCTCTTATTGCTTTAGGCAATTTAGAACCAGTATTTTCATTAACTTGTTTCATTTCTGCGAGCAATAATTGCATAGTTGTATTTAACTCATTATTGCTATTTCCGGACATAGCTTGACTTTTAAGTACGTCTGCAGATGCAACACCTGTTCCACCGCCAAATAATCCTTTGTTATCTTCTGACAATGTTTTATTCAAATCTTTAAATGTCTCATTTAAATCCTTTACTGCATCATTATACTTGGAAACTCCGCCTTTGTCAAGCTCATTTAGGCTAGCAATGGTAGTTTTGAAGCCATCAATTTTACCAATATTATCCATGTTGCTTTTTAAATTCATTAATTCTGCATTTAAAGTAGCATAACTCACTGTTGCTAAGTTACTAAGTGCTGATCCTGTTTCTGTAGGCATGCTTACACTTGGTGCTTGTGCTACAGCCATTTGTGTTGTTACGCCTGTACCTGCAGCATCACCTGCGTCTGATAAAGTTTTGCCTTCACCGCCCATCCATTTTGGTAAAAACGATTTGAAGTTAGGCATTTTAAAGTCAAAGGTAAAGAAGCCTTTAACTTTGTCAATAACTGTCTGGAACATACTTTTTATACTAGGCATTTCCATGTCTCCAAAGCCAAACCACCCTGTTACAGTATTCCAGGCCGAAGTTGCTAATGTTCCTATACTATACGCTGCTTCGCCTTCGCCAAAGCCAAACCAACCTGTAACAGTATTCCATGCTGTAAGTGCTAATGATCCTATACTATACGCTACTTCAGTGCCAAAGCTAAACCAAGTCTTTACTGCTTCCCATGCTACTGTTCCTAATGCAGAGATGCTAAAGTCTAATCCGGTTAACCCAAACCAACCTGTAACAGTTTCCCATGCTTTAGTTCCAAGGGCACTTATACTAAATGTATTATCTGGACCAAAGGATAACCATCCTTTAACAGTTTCCCAGGCGCTAGTAAACAACCCGCCTATGCCAGATGTTAGAGAACTTACAACATCTGCTCCAAAAGTAAAACCTGCAACTAATAGATCCCATGCTCCTGATACTAAATTCTTAAGTGCTTGTGCTCCAAAGAATGCTGTTATTGCGACCGCTATACCTGCAGGTACTGCAAGTACTGGTGCCGCTATTGCAGCTCCTATTCCTGCTAATCCGCCAACAAATAGTGCGCCCCATGGTATATTAAGATCAATATTTTCCCAAGCTGCAGCGACCGCTTCACCTAACATTTTACCAACATCTATTTTCTTTCCATCTTTTCCATCGCCTTTAAACAATTTTTTTAATGCTTCGCTAAAACTAACATCTGGATTTGCTATATCTTTTATGAATGTTTTAATGGTTTCAGTTATTTCCTCAATTTTAACTTTAAGGTTTGTCATTGCATCAGTAAACTGTATTGTTTTAACTTTTTTACCAGTTTCTTCGTCTATTTCTTCACCAGCTGTAACAAAGATATCTGCTAAGCCTTGTAACCCTGTGCCAATAACATCAAGTACTCCGCTCTCAATAAATGCTATACTCAAACTATTTTTAATCTCGTTTACTTTGTTTTCAAAATTTGTAAAGGCGTCGGTTATTTTGTCTCGTCGCGCTTTTTCTCTTGCTAATTCCTCAAAATCAATTGTTTTATCTGCGTATTTTTGTAAATTTCCAATCTCATTAAATAAGTCTGCAAATGGGTGTCCTGGAATATCTGCAAAAGTACCACCCATTTGGTCTCTAAACGCTGCTAGTGGACCGCCTAATTTTTTTAATTCAGTCTGGAATTCTTCCGGCGACATATTTTTCATGTTTTCTGCAAATTTTCCAAATGCCGGACTCATTGAAGCCATTTGCACGGCCATCTCTTTTTGCGGAGTTCCATCTGCTAAGTCTTTAAATCCTTCATAAAGGGCTGGACCTAGACTCGATAATGTAGCTAAGTTTGCTTCGTATTTTATTTTTTCTTTCTCGCCCATCTTTGATAGCATTGCTTGTGTTTGTGCGTCATTGGCTTGCGCTAACAGTTGTTCTTCTACTTGCTTGCGGCTCATTCCTGTTATTCTTGTTAGCTTGTCAAGTTGCCCTATGTAAGCTGTAAGTCCGTCAGCCTCTGCTTTAGACCCTCTTGCTTCAAGACGTCCTTGTCGAGATTGTTGTTCAATATATGCCGCTGACAGATCGGTCAGTTCAGATAT